GTCGTACTCTAAGTGGCATACGATCTCGTCACCGTTTGGGTGGTCGAAAATAAATTCAACCTCACCGATACCGCGCGCCGGTGTCATACCGGCCATAAGGCACTCGTCGAGCTCTTCGCGCAGCTCACGGGCCATGTTTTCCAGCGCCTCAAAATCTTCAATTGTCCGCATAATCGACCTCCCAAGCTGCATCTTCGCCGCTGGCTACAGATACCGTAGTGCTTAAAGGCTGCCAACCCCATGCACTTAAATTTTTAGCTGCGTTAAGGGCCGCATATGCCCGCACATAATCGGCCGTGCTCATACTAGCCAAATACGGTGGAAATATTCGTTTTTCAGCGCCCTTCGATTTGACAACCTTATGCTTGCCGGTGCACTTAGCATGCGCGGCCATGATGTCGTCGCGCCCGTCGCGCACGATATAACGGGTTTTCCCTAGTGTGATGGTTTTCATGTCATGCTCCAAAAGTAAATTACAAAAGGCAAAGCCAGAAAAAAAGCAAAACCCAGCGCATCAAAAAATTCTCGTTTATTCATAGGATCCCCATAAAGTGGCCGTCGTCGTCAAATACTGCGACATAAAAGCCTTTAAGGCTTCCATGCACTTGATAAGACCATGCATGCAGCTCATGCATGGTCAAATGATCGGCCAGCGCCTGAGCCTGGCCCTTGTGTGTGTAGTAGGTCATGACATGGCCACTTTCACAATTCGATAATCGTCCGCGCTGTAGTCGTCCATAAGGCCATTTTCGACAGCGTGCGCCAAATTGGCCAGATGATCATCTAATTCGGCCTGTGCGGCCTCATAGGTGGCAAATGTGACCGGCGTGTCATCTAAGCTGTCGGTTAACGTATTAACCCAGCCATCACACCGCGTATAGGTTTGAATTTCAAAAGTCATACACCACCCCATTGGCCATAATTTTAGTGAGGTTGGCCGCCGGTAAGCAGCGCACGGTACCGCCGTTTTCGTGGGCTTTCCACGTACCGGCAAAATCGACGGCCACCACCGCGCCTTCGACGGCCACCACGCGCCCGCGCGCGTCCGCGTCGATTTTATTGTGGCCAGTGCGCGCCACCACATGCCGCGCCAGTGCGACTTTGTCGCTAATGTTGAATGTTAATTTTTTCATTTACTTTACCCTTCGTTTACTGTGATCGGATCGGATTGTCCGCGCATGCGACCAGTGGCCGCATGCACTGAGAATCAAGCGGCCAATTTGATATCTATCACGCGCTTTTTGGTGCCGTGGGCCGGAAAGCCAACGATAACGGCCCGCTGACGCTGGCAAAGCTGGCACGTGGCGCAGCTGACGTCGTCGCGCTGGGTCGCTGGGCAGATAACGACAGCGCGGCCCGCCGGTGTGGTGGTGTTGGCCGTAGTAGTGCTGGGCAGCACGACGACGACGGGCCCAGCGGCATGATCGGCCAGCATGTCAGCATCTTGCAAGTCGTTGGCCGACAGATTGACAGTGAAACCCCATTGATTGGCATGTCGGATCCATGCGATTGACGCGGCGTCGCGGTGGTGTGAATAAGTAAACCCGCGACGGCCAGCATTGGCCGCGACTAATTGGCCCAGCTTCACAGCGTCGACGGTCCCGTCGACCTGGGGCAGATCCCCAGCTTGATTGTGACGCCACAGCTGGCCGTCGGGCAGCGCGGCAATACTAGCCGTGAATTGACCCCATGCCGTGCCGCGCGTACCGTTGGACACAGCGGCCCAGTGCAGCGCCAGTGGCCCGCTGGCCGCATAGCATGCGTCGCGCATGGAGCAGTCCGGCGGGCAGCTGGCGCGCTCAGTCGTTGATACGGGAATCGGGCCGGTTTTGACGTTGGCGCTTTTCATTGTTAGATGTACTTGCATTTTTTACTTTCGATTAGTTGAGTTGATTTTGAAAGAATCGGCCAGCTCAGCGCTGGCCGGTTTGAATTACTGGGGCAAGTTAGCAAACAAGTTAAAAACGCGGCCAATGCCCGCTTGTTGTACTTGCCGGTCGTCGTCGGCCATGAGGCCAGCCGTCGTGCGGAGCTCGGCGACAATGTAGGCCAGCGCGCGCACGTCGGCGACAAGGGTTGAATCTGACGCGGTCAGCACGCGTGCGACGGTGTCTAATTGGCTTACGGTGCGCTCAATGCTGGCCAGTTCTTTATGTGTGAATTTCATGGTTTGCTTTCATTTAGGTTAGTTGATTGTGTAGGTCATTTTCGACCTACAAACAGACTGTAAGTTATTTACTTGCAATTGTCAACATTTATTTGCTAGGTGTTTACCCTTAGATAGTGTAGGCATTCTAGGCAAACTGTAAGCATGCGCGCCATGACCTGAATTGCCTACAAAAAAGCCTTGTAGATATTGGGTTTTTTCTGTTTTGTAGGTCATATAGTCAATTAATTCTGTATTTATATACAATTAAAAAAAGTAATACTATATAGCTATAGGTTGTGTATGGGTACGCCGTTTGGCCAGCGACTTAAAACGCATGACAACATTGCCTACATTGCCTACATTATTGTTTTGATAAGTGTATGGCCATATGGTTAGTGGTCACTAACCTAGGTCAAATGGCCATGTTAGTGACCACTAACCAGGCTAAGTGAGTGGTCACTAACCCAGGCTAAGTTAGTGTGTACTCACTTGTCAAATCTATATGTTAGTAGCCACTAACTTGCAGATGTATGTAAATGCTTACTAACTTAGGGCTTGTATGTAAATGCTCACTAACTTGAGGGGGAGGGGGTAGGGCCCGCACCAATGGCCCAACGGTGACGGAGGTTTCACGAACAATTTTTTTTTATTTTTTAAAATCAATTTCAAACCGCTGTCCAAGTTGCCCACATTGCCCACATGATTTACACTCGCGCACATGACGTTTCACAGCCTACCTTTTGCACCGCGCAAGATCGTCGCAACCGAAGCGCGGTTAAACAAGATCTACGATGCGGCCAAACTTGGCCTCAAGGGTGACGCATTGGCGCTGGCCTCTGGCATGTTGCCGACCGAGTACCGGCAACTGTGTGAGCTAGACCCCATCGCGGACATGGCGGCGCAAAAAGGCAAAGCCGACGGTGAGCTGGAGATGTCCAAATGTCTGCACAAGGCAGCGCAAGAAGGCGACGCCAAGGCGGCGCTGGCGATCCTGCAACACTCACACGGCTGGGTGGCCAAGCAGTCCATCAGCATCGATGTCGATCAGCGCATCAGCATCATCGGCGCGCTACGCCAAGCGGAGTCACGGGTTGTTGATGTGATTGCCCATGAACCGAGTCCCATGCTGAAACAGGAACTAAATGCAGAACACCATATACAGCGCTGAAGACGAACAGGAGTTGATGGCCAGACTCTGGAGTCCGGCCATCAAGGACAACCCGCTGGCGTTTGTGATGTTCGCGTTTCCTTGGGGTGTGAAGGGTACGCCGTTGGAAAACTTCCAAGGCCCGCGCCGTTGGCAGCGCGAGGTGCTGCTGGACATAGCGGAGCACATCAAACTCAACCAGAGCAAGCTGGACTTCGACGTGTTGCAAGAAGCAATATCGTCTGGCCGTGGTATTGGCAAGTCGGCGCTGGTCAGTTGGGTGACCATCTGGATGCTGGCCACAAGGATTGGCTCGACAACCATCATCTCGGCCAACAGTGAGTCCCAGCTCAGGTCAATCACATGGGCCGAGATAACCAAATGGCTGGCGATGTCGATCAACAGTCATTGGTTTGAAGTCAGTGCCACACGGGTAATGCCCGCTAAGTGGCTGACCGAACTGGTGGAGCGCGATTTGAAGAAGGGCACACGCTACTGGGGCGTTGAAGGCAGACTATGGTCAGCGGAAAACCCCGACGCTTACGCTGGTGTGCACAATTTCGACGGTGTTTTGGTCATTTTTGACGAAGCATCAGGTATTGACGACTCAATTTGGGCCGTTACTGGCGGTTTTTTCACAGAAAACACGCCAAATCGCTTCTGGTTGGCGTTTTCCAACCCGCGCCGCAACACTGGGTACTTCTACGAAGCGTTTAACAGCAAGCGCGAGTTCTGGAAAACCCGCGTGGTGGACGCAAGGACGGTCGAAGGCACCGACAAGCAAGTCTACGAGCGAATAATCGCTGAATATGGGCCGGACTCGGCGCAGGCGCATGTCGAGGTGTACGGCATGTTCCCCAACGCGGGCGATGATCAGTTCATCGGGGCCGACATCGTGGACGACGCCATGAAGCGGACGAAATACCAGGATCAGTCAGCGCCAATCGTGATCGGGGTTGATCCGGCACGGTTCGGCGCGGACGCAACGGTGATCGCGGTGCGGCAGGGGCGGGACATCGTGAAGATCATGCGCCACCGTGGCGACGACACCATGACGGTGGTCGGGCACGTAATCGAAGCAATTGATGAGTTCAAGCCAACCTTGGTGGTGATCGACGAAGGTGGCCTGGGTGCCGGTATTGTGGATCGGCTGAAGGAGCAGCGGTACAAGATCAAGGGCGTGAACTTCGGAAACAAGGCCAAGAACCCGATCATGTACGGCAATATGAGGGCGCAGATGTGGGGCGACATGCGCGAATGGTTGAAGACAGCAAGCATTCCAAACGACAGATTCTTGAAAACTGACCTGATTTCGCCTATGATGAAGCCTGACTCACGGGGAACGATTTTCTTGGAGAGCAAAAAGGACATGAAGTCGCGAGGGCTGGCGTCACCTGACGCAGCAGACGCAATTGCTGTTACATTTGCATTTCCTGTAGCGCACCGCGAGTACACTGAGCCAACGCGCCGGATAAACTCGCAGGGTAGCAGCGTATCAACTTCATGGATGGGAGCGTAGAATGGAAACTAAACCTGGGCTTTATGCAAACATCCACGCCAAACAGGCACGTATCGCAGCGGGCAGCAAAGAAAAAATGCGCCCTGTAGGCGCAAAAGGCGCTCCAACAGCCAAAGATTTTAAAGATTCGGCCAAAACTGCGAAGAAGAAATAACATGCCACTTGTTAAATCAAAATCCCCCGAAGCATTTCGCAAAAACATCAAAGCCGAAGTTGCTGCCGGTAAGCCGGTCAAGCAGGCCGTGGCCATTGCGTATTCAGTCAAACGTGAAGCAAAACCCATGTCGAAAGGAAAGAAATGAAATCCACAACTGAGCAAATCAACAAAATTGTTTCACGTGAACCCAAAGTTCAAAACGGCGGGATGCCCAGCCGCAACACTGAGACACATTCACCAACGGCCAACTGTTACGCCACCATCCCCAGTGGCAACAACGTCAAGGCTACGGTCAATAAAGTACTGAGCAAAATTAAATAATGGCAGATTACACAGGCATCGCCGCTGCTGGTGCAGTTTCCAACGGTGGGTCGGCAAAAGACAAAAGCAGCTCAGATGTGCTGGCGACTGCTCGCTCTCGTTTGAACTTGGCCATCGACGCGCTGTCTGAGTCCC